GCACCCCTGGCTCGGCTGGGGCCAGGGAGGTATCGGTATGCCCGGTCTCGGCGGCTTCTACAACATCCCGCTCGACGTGCTGATCGAGGCCGGGATATTCGGGCTCGCGGCTGGCGCATGGCTGCTGATCGAGGCTTGGCGCGCCGGGCCGGCGCTGCGCCCCTTCCTCGCCGCCTGGTTCGTGCAGGGGCTGTTCCTGTTCGGCATCCCGGCAACATGGCTTCCGCTGGTCGCCGTCCTCGGCCTCATTGCTTCGTCAGCGTCACATGCAGATCAAGGATCGCGTTCACCCAATGCTTCTTGGCCTGCTGCTGAAACTCATCGTTTCTGACGGCAATATCGGGGTCGAGGCTGTGCCCGTACCCGTAAACGTCGCCGAAGTCGCAGGTCAGCGGCAAATCGGTCATCTGCTCGCTCTCGCGCCATCTCCTGTTGTAGACCATGAAGCTCGACTCGCAGAGCGGCGGCCATTCCGCCAATGGGTCGGTGATCGCCCGCATCGACGACCAGTGCGGCACCACGAGCGACAGCTGCCCGCCCGGCTTCAGCACCCGGAAGGCCTCGTTCATAAATCGGTATCGATCCGGCCGGCCGAGGCGATGGAACTGGAAGGCCGAATAGATTGCGTCCACCGCGCCATCCTCGATCGGCCAGGGCGGCGCCAGGTCGAGCTTGAGAAACCCCTCCTCCTCGCCGTTGCCGACGCGGATGCGGAACGGCCCCTCGGCCGGCGGTTTCAGCTTGACGACGCGAAGCCGTGGACGCGCGCTCATCGTCGGCTCCTGATGACATCCGCCTCCGGCACGTAGATCGGGTCGCCCTCGGGCGTCACAAAGCCGGAATCCACCAATTCGCCCGTGCTGCGCACCGCGTAAAGTGCGCCCAGAAGGGTATCCTCGCCGCTCACCACACCGTCTCTCCATCGAAGTGCCCGACCCTCACCCCGCAATCGACGGCGCAGCGGTAGCCGTACTGGCGGGCGTCGGTCCAGAAATATAAATCCTGCGTGCCGACCCCTTCCTGCCGGCTCGCCACCGTCTTGAACCATGGCCGCCGCAGCCGCGGGTCTTTGAACATCGCCAGCCGGAATAGGGTGAATCCCATGCCGGTGCCGCAGCACTCGACCAACCCCTCCTGCACCGGACGCTGCGGCCGGTAGTTGACCGGCATCTCGCGCGGGTCGCCCCAGATTTGCGCGCAGCCGCCCGGTCCCTTCGTGAAGTAGAGCCCGCCGATCGCCGCCAACTCCGGGTGCGCTTCCATCTGCGCCAGCAGCTTCACCATCCCATCGGGCGGCACCGTGTTATCGTGCTCGATCGTCAGCATGTATTTCCAGCCCGAGAGGTCCGGGTGCCCGAGAATGCCCTCGATCATCCGGCTATACGCCTCCCCGACTTCGGCGCCGATCGCCCAGAGGTGGCAGCTTTTGCCGTTCGGCGGCTTCATCATGCCGAGCCAGCTTGCAACCACCCTGGTCGGGATCGAGCCACCGGCCGGGGTGACGATAACGGTCGACACGTCCTTCCACATCGCCTCGCGCTCGAGCCGCGAGACGGTCTGATCGAGATCGAGGTTGTGCCGGCCGGGGTCGTAGGACGAGAGGATCACCGGCTCGCTCAAGGCATCATCCCCATGCGCAGGTAAATCGGCCGCAGGCTTGCCGCATTGTTCGTGATTAGCGCCGTGATCGCGATCGAGGCCGGGACGGCGTTGCCGGCCGAATTGGTTACGCCGATCCCATAGGCTTGCCCGACCGTCACGCCGCGCGCCGAGCCGGGGCCGACAAGGAACGGGTTGCCCCCGTTGATCTGATTGATGCCGAAGAAATTGGAGTGCGTCCACCCGGCGGTGCCGATGCCAAGCCGGCTGCTGCCGGTGCCCGTCGCGACCGCGCCCGAATACATGATCCCGACCAGCTGGAACCCCGACTGGATCGAGGCCGCCCAGGGCCAATACTGCGACATCTGGCCGTTCCACGAAATGTTGACCCCGGCGCCTAGCGCATAGGTCGAGCCGTTGTTGGTCGAGCCGGCCGTAAATGTATCGGTCGAGCCCACGGTCCCGATGTGATAGGCGAAAGTGACCGAGGCGGTGACGGTCAGGGAACTCCCAGTGGCGCTGACGCTGAAAGCTGTCGTCGCCCCCATCGTCAGCGACGTGCTCGTGTAGACCGTATAGTTCGTGTCGTCGACCCGGCTGTAGAGGGCCAAGTAGTTCGTCTGGTTGTAGCCGTTGGAGGCCGTCGCGGTGAATGACGAGGCGGCGCTCGACGTGACGCTCAGGGTCGCCGCGTTCGAGGATCGCGACACGATATTGACGAACTGGTTGAACGACACCGCCGAGGGCGGGTTGATCGGGCAGACGTGCATCGTCCCCAGGACGCTCGCGACATGCGCCCCCAGCGTGTCGGGCGGTTTTTCTTCCCAGAACGACAGCGTACCTCCGGGGACCGCCGTGGTGGCCCCCGAGATTACCAGCGTCCCGCCGCTGAACCCGCCCGACACCCCCCCGGCAAAAGAGAGTGTCTCGGCCGTCAGCGCGCGGGTCTGCGATGACGTGCTGCCGGCGGTGTTACCGAGCGCCGTCAGGCCCATCGAGGTTGCTGACGTGCCGCCGGCGCCGGTCGAGGCCGAAATGACGATCGAGCCGCCGCTGAAGCCGACCGCCGCCGCGTCGGAACCCAGAAGCGTCACCGAGCGCGCGTCGATCGTCAGCGATGTCGTCGACCCGGCGGTGTTCCCGGCGGCCACGAGGGCAAGCGTCTGGACGCTTTGCGTCGCCGCCGAGAGGATAAGGGTGCTGCCCGAGAACCCGGCAGAGATGCCCCCGGTCGCCGAGATCGTCCAGTTGGTGAGCGGCACGCTGGTCGACGAACTCGACCCGGTCGTGTTGCCGATGGCGAAGCGGTTGAGCGCCGTCCCGCTCGTCGCCGAAATAAAGAGCGTGCTGCCCGAGAAGCCGCCGCTGACGATCCCGCCGAACGACACGGTTTCGGCCGTCAGCGCGCGGGTCTGCGATGATGTGCTGCCGACGGTGTTGCCAAGGGCAGTCTGCCCGAGCGATGTGGCCGCCGCCGCGGCACTCGCCGAGATGACGTAGACGCTGCCCGAGAGCCCGACCGAAACGATGCCCGCGCCGCTCAGCGACAGCGATCCCGCGCCGCCCACCGCAGAACTCGTCGAGCTGGTCGTATTGCCGAGGGCGTAGAGCGACAGCGAAGGGCTTGCCGTTTGGCCGGCCCCGGTCGCTATCAGCGTGTTGACGTTGAGCGAAAGGCCGGAGCCAATCTGGACGGAAACCGGGCCTGTCGGGCCAAGCCCGAAAAGCGCGGTCATTTACCCTCAGTTCGGCGCGGTCGAGGTCGTCAGGATGTAGAGGACGTTGCCGGCCTGATCGACGGTCACGAGATATTTCACCCCGTTGGTCGCGGTCTCGAAGGCGCGCGGCCCGAGGAACTGGATTTCGCCCAATTCGGCAGCCGGGAAGCTCATCCACTTCAGAACGTAGTTGTTGAGGTTGAGGATGAAGCTCGCCGGGTCGACCGGCCCGGTAATGGGAGCCGCAACGGCGAAACTCAGCGCCACCGCCCCGAGGAACGCGCCGGCCAGGAATGAGGTGATGCGATTCATGGTTCCCTCCAAGGTTGACCGGCTATAGCACGGTTTACGGGACGCGGGTTAGGACGTTGGAGTCAAGCCAGATCATGCCGGTGGTCAGCCCCGCCGCTGAGGTTGGGAGGCCATTGATTATCAGGTTTTGCGATCCCGGATTGAGCACGACGATCGTGATGTCGCCCTGGCTTGATAGGCTGATGTCGCCGTTATTCCCGGCGCCGGCCGCGAAGGTCTCGATTATCACGTCGCCGGCATCGCCCGCGGCAGATTGCCCACCAGAAATCCGCGCGTTCCCGCCCTTGCCGGTGCTGCTGTTGAACCCCCCAGTTACAAAAGCACCCCCCGCCTGTCCGCTCCCTTGCCCCAGGCCGCCAGCAACCACCCCCGCACCGCCCGGCCCGTCGCCGTGCCCGCTTCCGCCGCCAACCGTGCCCTGCGCGCCGCCCCCATCGAGGAACCCAGCCGATCCCCCCACAAGAGCCGCCGCACCTGGACCGCCGCTGCCAGCATCGTTGCTGTCAGGGCCGCCGGTGATCGTGACCGCGCCGCCGATCCCCGTTGCAGAGGGGGTGCCGCCGCTAATGAGAACCGCGCCACCATAACCCGGCGTCCCCACCCCGCTGCCGCCCGTTATCGAAACACCCCCTCCGTATCCACCGAGCGAGCCGCTGGCGCCAGGCTGGATTGCCAGCGACACGCCGGTTCCATAGGTGCCTGGATTGTCCGGCGTCGTCAGCGTGCCGAGCGTCAAAACGACGCCGGACGAGGCCGTGCCGGTGTCCTTGATCGAGCTATCGCCGACCGTATTGGTGCCGGTGAAGAAAGAGACGTAGCCTACCGTGCCAGGCCCAACCGTACCGCTGCCCCCGCCGCCAAGATCGGTCGGCGCGACCTTGTACGTGACCGCGCCACGAACTATGGCGATCTCGTCCGTCGACTGCACCGGCAGCGACAGCGCCGGGCTCGAATCAACAAAGGTCGTAAAGAGTTCGCCGTCAGCCATCGCTCACCCCGGGATTAGGCCGGTCACGCCGTCGTCGGCCAGGAGGATCGGATACGGCCGGCGCGACGACAGCAGCCAGAAATTCCCCGCCGTCGCCTCGTCGAGGTTGTATCCCAAAATCTCATAGCGCTGATAGAGGTTGCCGATCCTGACGCTCGCCCCCGAGAGCCCGGTCATCCGCACCCGCATCTGCTTAAAAATGAGCGGCTGATCCCAGTTGGTCGAGCGCTGCCGCACCGCCTCGTTGCCGGCGTTGGGTGCGATCGTCTCGGCGATCCCGAGAAGCCCCCCGATCTCGTCGAACGCCGTCACCTGGATCGGCTCGGTGCTCGAGGCGGCGCACATCAGGCTCCCCTCGACGATCGCGTTCATCGCCATCGTCGCGTTGTCCGGCAGCAGCACCGTCTCCATGAAGAACGAGAGCGGGTTGCCGTTCTCGGTATAGCTGGAAACCGATGTCTGGAAGGCGTCCGAGCGCCACAGGCTCGCCGCCGCCACGATCGGCGCCACGATAAAGGTCGAGCCCCACGGCTGGATCAGCCGGGCCGGGAATGTGTGCGGACCGTGCCACGCCTGCCGCGGCAGGTCGAACCAGTATTCCTCGACCGGATCGCCGCTGACGAGCCCATTCTGCACCGTGATCCGCAAGACGCCGACATTGTAGGTGGCGCAGATGCGCGACGGCACCACGGCGAACTGGAACGGATCGGTGATCCCCTGGCCGTCCACCCCGACCGGCTGCGAGATCGTGCCGTCGAGCGCGACGAAGCGCAGGCCGAGCGGCGATATGAAGGCAACCCGGCCGCCGCCGACCGATACCACCGACAGCGGCGCCTCGGTACCGGTCGCCTCGGGCAGCACGTTCATCGAGAGGTTGCCGGTCGCCTGGTCGCCGGTGATCTGCTGGAGCTTCGAGACGCCCTCGAAAGCGATGAGCCCCTGGACGATGCCGCCGAGAAGGGGCGCGGACAATTGCTGCTGGCCGATCGCTGTCACCGCCAGCCCATCGCCGGTCGTCAGCGCCTGGACGCCGATCGTGTTCGAGACGCGGCACGGGAAGCCGCTGTCGCTGAAAATGATCCCATCCGTACCCAGCGCATACCATGCCCGCCCATTCATCTGGGCGACGCCGACCGGGACCGAGGGCAGCGGATTGCGATCGGTGTCGCCCGCGCCCCACAACGGCGCCGCCAGCGTACCGCCCTCGATCAGCGCATCGGTGAAAGCCTGCGTGCCGGTCGCGGCCGCCGACATTGTTATCGTCGAGCCGGTAAAGGTCAGGTCGAACGTGCCGGTATCCGTCACGTCCTGGCTGGGCGTCACCCGGCTCCCGCCGAACAGAACCGCCGTGACAAAGGTTCCGTCCGGTATCCCCTGGCCGGCGATCCCCATCCCGGGGAAAATCCCGCGGCTGCTCACCACCGGGAAGTTCGGCGCGCCGATAGTCAATGTCGCGGCCGTGGTAACCACCACCTCCGCAGTCGCGAGAACCGACGTGTTGGCTGGGATGTTGGTGCCGGAAATCATCATGCCCGGCTGAACGCCCAGAACCGATGCGCCGCCGGTGAGCACCTGGCTGCCGCTCGTCGAATTGACCAGCGTCGATGCCTCGGTAAACCCCGAGACATCGAACCAGCCGAACTTGACCGCCCCGCCGGCGATCGTCAGCGTCACCCCATCAGCGGTCGCCGTCGTAGGCGCGCTGATCGTGATGACCGCCCCGGTGAACGTCACGTCCTGCCCCGCCGCGGTCCCGGTCGCCGCCACCGACAGGGTGACCGTCGAGCCGACCAGCGCCGCGACCGTCGTGCCCGCGGCGAAATTCACTAGCCCGCCAACCCCCTGCCCGACCTTGACGCCGTTTGTGCTCGCAAGATTGTCGAGCGTCGTGTTGGTATGGGTATCGCCGGTCGTATTGAGTTGAAAATACTCGACCGCAACAACGGTCGCACCGGCCGGGATGCCCGTGCCCGAAATCGACATCCCGGGCGTGACCCCGAGAATATCAGGGTTGCCGGTGATCCGGTTTGTCCCGTCCGTGTTCCCGGTCGTCGTCGTGCTGAATGCGGTGCCCGTCCCTGGGAACCCCGGATGGGTGACAATAGTTCGGCTCGCCACCCGGCACAGGATCGGCGGCGTCCAGGCACCTGAGGCCGGCGGGCTCGTCGGCACGTTGCCGCTGGTGATGCCGGAGACCGTGATGAACGTGTCGGTCGAGAGGTCGTAGCAGAACGGCTCGTCAAAGCCCGGGTTGAGCGTCGATGCCACCATGCCGTAAAGCAGGTCGCCGACGACAACCGCGCCCGAGAGGATGCCGGCCCCCGCCGGCCCATCGGTGAAATCCGTCTTTTCCTGCGCCGCCGGGCGGCAGACCCATACCCCCTGCGTCGAGGGGTCGGGGATCATGTTGATGAGCCGCCGCATCGCGCCCGAGAACGAGTTGGTCCCGTCGCGCGCCCCGGTGATCCCCTTCGGCCGCCAGTTTACCGGAGCGCTACGCGGGATCGGCACAGGCTACCAGCCCATCGTCTTCGTGTTTCGGAGATTTCGCCCGCCGAGCGCCGACGTGCCGTAATTCCGGCCATCGAGCTGGACCGCCTGGCTGCGGTTTGTCTTGTCGTCCGAGAGCCCGAGATACTGGCTCAGCTCGCGCGCCGCCTTGGCGTCGAACCGATCCATCCGCGCATCGTCGGAGAACCGGCACATCTTCCCCGCCAGCTTGTCGATCATGTACCCGTCTTTCGGGAACCACGGGTAGGAGTTGAGGTCGATGAGGGGCGGCATCATCCGCTGATAGCGCACCGTCACCGGCCAGGTGCCGAGCGGGGCCGGATATACGTAGGCGACCGGCGCGATCCCGAAATAGACGCTCGCCGCAGCGAGCGTCGCGGTCGCCGCGATCGAGAGCAGGAGCGGGCGGGCAAAGGTGATCGCCTCGCCCGCGTTGCTGCCCGACGCCGCAGCCGTCAGCGTCACCGTGCCTGAAACCGGCAGCGCGGCCACCGTCGTCGAAATGTCCGCCGCCGTCACCGTGTCGCCCTCGCGAATGAGCGCCCATGCGGCCGCCGGGATATTGTCGACGGTCGTCGAGGTGTGGGTATCGCCGGTCGTCGTCTGGGTGAACGGCGCCGTCGTCATCACCGTGCCGGGCTCTATCCCCTCGCCCGCCATCGCCAGCCCATCGGTGAGCCTGGCCGTGTCGGTCAGCGTCCCCGTCGTGCTGCCCGCGGTCAGCGCCGCCGAGGTCGCCAGGATGATCCGCTGCGTCAGCGGGCCGCCCATGTCGGTACACCACAATTCGGGGGTCGACTGGCTCGGCAGCTTGGCGAACAGATCGAACTCGGCGAGGTCGATCGGCGTCATGAAAATCCGCTGGCCGGCCGGCAACGTCGGGGCTGGGTAGACATACCACGCCGATTTCGTGACGCCGCGCGCACCCGAGGAGCCGGAGGTGCGCAGGTAGTCGAGCGGCAAGGGATAGGGGCCGCTGCCGAACAGCGAGGTCAGGGCCGGATTGAAGTTGAAGTTGAACTGGCCGCGAGCAAGCGCGGAGTCGGTGTCCTGGCAGAGGTCCGACAGAATCTCGTTTATCGCGTCGAGCGCCTGGTCGTCAAAGCCGCGAACCTTGGCGATCTGCTTCGCATCGGAAACGATACGCGCGGCAGTGAGCATATCATTCCGCAGCCATCGCCGGCGCTTCGGGCTCGATGTCCAGCGGCTCCTCGCCCCGGAGGATCGCTTTCCAGAACGGAATGCGCTCCTCGCACCCGGCGATCTGCCCCTCGATCTCGGTGATGCGCTGGTCGTGCTGCATCACCGCATTGACATCGTGCGGCGCCACCTTCGTCGGATCAGGATCGCGCCGTCGGGTCGCGCCGACCACCGACAGCTTCGCGTCGAGGCCATGCTGCGCCGCATTCCGCGCCGCCTTCGCCTTCGCGAGCAGCTTACGGTTGGCCGCCAGCGAGTTCTGGTCGAGGCGCAGCTGCTCGAACGCATCCTGTCGGCGCGCAGCAGCGGCGATCACATCGAGGCGGCGATTGAGGTCGTCGCTCGACACGTCGGCCTCGGCGGAACAGACGAAAGCGATGATCTTGCCGGAAGGGCCGACCGGGCTCTGGAAGTTGATCTGCATCCCCGGCACCTCGACCGGGGCCAGGATCGTCCTGTCGTCGTTCACGAAACACCTTTGTGTTGCTTCAAACGATAGTCTCCGGGGCCAATTAGGATGACTGCGGAATTGGAGACCCATTTGTCGACCGGCACGCTAGTCCGGTGTTCGGTGACAACCATTGCCGCCCCAGTCAACAAAAGACGCATCCGGTCGAGTACGCTAAATCGAATGAACACTTCAGTCTTGGCCCAATGGGGGCACCCTTCCGGTTCGATGTCGAACTCAGGAAATCGAGGCCGATACCCAAACGCCCAACGAAGCCTCTGACCAAGCGTGGGGCGAGCGTAAAACGCGCCTCCCGTTGTTTCGCTCATGCGTGGCCTTCGTTGTTGAGAAACCGCATCCCGGTCTGCGCCAGCTTCGACATCCGACTGCGACCCTGGAACTGGCGCTCGTTCTCGTGCGCCCGCGCCTCGATCTCGCGATAGCTGATGTACTCGCCGAGCGTTCCGGTCACCGTCGACCCATGCACATAAAGGACGCCGTTGATCCGCACGCCCGCGTCGATGAGGGTGCCGGAGTTGCCGGCCTCGGGCATGTTGACAATCCACGACACCTTCTGGCTCAGCCGGTCGCGCAACGCCTGCGCCGCCACCGCCTCGGCCGGGATGAGCCCGGCGGTCGCCCGCGCATGCCGCGCCGCCCGCAGGGCCGCCGCCTTTTTCAGCGCCGCCTTGCGCTCGTCTGCCGCCCGCTTCGCCTCGGTCTCGTAGATGACCCGAAGCTCCATGTCGGAGAGGACCGCGCGCGTCTCGGAATCCTGCACAGCCAGGAACCGCTCGAAGTCGTCCTGCGGCTCGTCGATCGCATTCGGATCAGGCTCCGGCCGCGTGCCGTCATCAAACAGCGGGGCCGGTTCCGTATCCTCGTGCGCGATCGGCGGCATCGCGACCGGCGTCGGATCGGGCGCGGCCGCCTTCGCGGCAGCAGCCTCGGCGGCAGCCTTCCGGTTTGCCGCCACCGTCGCGCGACCCTTCGCCAACCGTGCGGCAAGGATTTCCTTCTGTTCGGGCGTCAACGCCATCCTTCTCTCCTACGTCAGGGTCCAGGGCCCGGCGCTGAGCCCATAGGCGGTGAGCAGGATCACCTGCCCGCTGGTCGCGTCGAGCGCCACCACATCGCCGGGGAACAGCGTCAGCACCCCGCGGTTCGGGACGTACAGCAGCCCCTCCTTGACGAACCCGCCGCACCCGCTGGTCTGCGCCACCGGATGCGCGGCATTGAGGTCGTCGAGGATCGCCTGGTTGATGTCGGCCACGTCCGCGGCGGCGGTCGCCGCGCCGGTCCAGACCAGCGCCAGCCCAAGACTGTTATTGGCATTAGTGCCAAGAGTTTGGACTGCCACTTACGGGCTCCCGGTCTGCCAGTCGTTGATCTGGGCGAGGATGTCCGCCGTGATGAGCGTCGTGCCGCTCGCCGCCGCGAAATCCGAGGCGATCGTCTGCAACGCCGTCAGCATGTTCGCCAGCGTCACCGAGCCGGCGGTGCCGGGCACCAGCGTCGCATCGTTCATAAAGAGCATCTGCGCGTTGCCGACCGAGCCGATGCTGGCGAGCGGACCGACCCCGGGGTTGTTCGCTTGGTTCTGCCCCATCATCACCGTGCCGCCGCCGGCGGGCACCTGCATGATGCGGAGTTCGACTTCGATGCGTACCTGAGACATAGCCGATCTCCTTTATGCGAAGGCGCCGGTGTTACTTGCGGCACACTCAATCCTTGCTAATTTCCTTTGATCCAAAATACACCAGCCCTCCATTAATTTCCAGCCAAAGACCCGGAGTTGATCCAGTTGGTCCGCCTTATCGGGGCCGGTCGGGCGCAGCCATTGCACGCCTTCGAGCTTCAAGCAGGCGAAGGCTTCGCGGCCGAAGATGAAGACCGGGTAGACGGTGACGCCGGTTGCCGGCGCCGCCGGCGGGATCATCTGCGCGCCGAGCCCGGTGATCGTGACGCTGGTCGCCGGCGGCAGCTCGATCGCCTGCCCCTGGAACGCGCCCGAGGACGGGCCCGAGGTGGTGAGGCCGAGCTGTGTCGGCAGCGCCCCCGAGCCGACCCCGACATAAACCGCATAGGTAAAGCCGGTCGTCGACGGAGTGGTGAGGGTGATGCCGCCGGTCGTCACGCTGACATCGGTCGAGAGCTGATAGATGCGGCTCTCGTAGAATTTCTGGTCGTCCCAGCCGGTCACCTGGATCGTATAGGTGCCGGTGGTCAGGGAACCGACGCCGTTCGCGCCGTTGACCTGGGCGACGCCGGTGAAGCTCGGGGCCATGTTGGTTTCGCAGAACGTGATCCCGCCCCAGTACCCCATCTCGTTGATGTAGAGACGGTTGACATCGCTGCGGCTCCACGCCGTCACGACGGTCGGGTTGTTGCGCAGGTCTTCGAGCGGGAAGATCGAGCCGATCGCGACGTAATGCTCGACGCCCTTGATCGTCTTCTCGGACTGCCGCGCCGTGTAGTCGATCGAGCGCTCGACCGTCTCGCCGGTCTGCCCGTTCCATTTCTGGGCGCCGAGGTTCGAGAGGTTGGCATAGGTCCGGTTGACATCGGTCGGGTTCAAGACATCGGTCGCGGCGAGCGAGGCGCGGGAGCCGACCGCGTTCGCATAATTTACCTGTGTTCCCGACATCAGGTTAACGAAGCCGTTGCGCTCCTTCATCTGCGCCATCTGCATGCCGAGCTGCTTTCCGGCGGCCCGCATCAGATCCTGCTGCGTCGTGATCGTCGCGACATCGGTGCCGACCCAGCGCCCGGCCCACTGGACGGCGGTGCCGGTGACTTGCGTGAAATCGAGCGAGTTGGCTGTCGGCGGGACGCCCTCCGCGGTCGGGAAGCGCGGCAGGTTCATGTAGTTCCAGCGGAACGCCTCCCACTGGACGCCGCGGCCGTGCGGGATCGTCTTCTTGTCGGAAAACTGGTAGAGGACGAGGTAGCGCTGGGTCTGTTCCAGCGCCTCACGGGCGATGAACCGGGTGGTAATCCCGGCGTACTGGTTAGA